TTTTAATGTAGTGTGCTTCATCCACAATTACCAAATCAAATTTGGAATTAAGAATTAACGACTCCTCTTTATTTTTTGGGTCATGAAAATTTTTGATAATATCATAATTCGCAATTACAAAATCATGTTCGGTTGAGAAGTTCTTACTTTCGGCAATGAAGATTGGTCTATCAGAATAATTTTCAATTTCTCGTTTCCAATTAATCTTCAATGTTGCCGGGCAAATAATTAATATTTTTTTAGACCCACTTTCCAGCGCTCCTATGATTGTTGAGGTAGTCTTACCCAAACCCATATCGTCAGCCAATATAAATTTCTTATTTTCCAAAAGTTTTTGGATTGCTTCTTTTTGATGTTCCAATGGAGGTCTATTGGAATATTTCGAATAATCAACCACAACATTTTGAACGGAATTATCTTTTATGATTGACGCTTTCGGTAACCAAAAATCGTGGAGTTCCTCACTATCAAAAACTTTACCCCAAATATGATACGCCTTTTCTTTGTCTGCTAATAATTTCTCAACCCAAACTTTTTGAGGGATTTCAGTGTATAGTTTATCGTCAGCTAATTTTTGAGCAAAATAAGCATCAAGAATCACCCACTTTCTGGCAACCTTTGGTTGTTTGTCGTGGAATGAAATTATGTAGTCCGATTGGCTCCTCGTAGGGTAAAATTTTTTGTTAATTTGTGACTTACGTCTCAACTCCAACAAATAGTTATTACCACCTTCGTAGGTTTCAAGAATCGCCATCGCTTTCGATTCTAAACTTATTTCCATTGTTTAAATAAAAGTTTGCCTTAAATATAAGTAAAAATAAAGTATTTATCAATATATGAAAATGTTGCAAGAAAATTTAGAAAACGCAATTAGAAAAATGTTATCGGTAATTAAACCAACAGAAGCGTCGTTTGTTGATTTTGATTTAACCCCAATAGATAAAGATGAATATTATATGTCGATAAGTTATGTTGTTCCTGATGATAGTCCGATATTAAAAGTAAAAACAAGTCCAAGAGTATATGATGATTTAAGGATGAGATGGAATGAAGAGATGAAAAAAAACCTTAAACATTTTTTTAATGTGAAAGTAATAATTACTTCAACAGGGTTAAATTCTGAATCTTGGTATAAACAACAATTAAACAGATAGTAATATGCAAAATAATTTAGTTCCTATAACAAGACTAGGGAAATTTTTTGGAGGTGAAGACTATTCATTGGAAATTGATATGGGGCAGGAGTGGTTAGAGGGAGATATGAACTTTACCATTGTATTATATCGTATTGATAGGTATAAGACAAAAACAGATGATGTATATGGTGAAGTGTTAGAAGACGGGATTCAGTTTATGGCACCTGTTGAATTGAAAGGTCTTGTCCAAGTTATGGCACCGACTTCCAAATTTATTGGTAATTCTAAAGTTGAACAGAAGGAACCCGGTAATATGAAATTTTCGATATATCAAAAAACTTTGGAGGATTTGGATGTTGAAATATTCTTGGGTGATTATATTGGATATTACGAATCTGAAGACCGAGTTAGATATTATGTTGTAAGTGATGACGGATATGTTAAGTCGGACAATAAACATACATACGGAGGTTACAAACCATTTTATAGGACTATTATCGCAACTTATGTTAGTGAAAATGAATTTAAAGGTATTTAAGATATGGAAGATATTATTCGCAAAATTTTAAGAGAGATTGATAATTCCAATGAGGATAGAATTAAAAATATTGAAGATAAGAAAAAGTATATTAAGAAATTACTACCAAGTATTGTTAAATTTTATAAAGATTCATTCTCCGAAGATTTGTTCGATATTGAGGTTACAACTAAAGGAGTTCATTACTCGAGTGAAAATTATTCAACAGATGGATATCTTTTAAAGTTTTATTTTACTGAAATTCCCAAAGAACACGAATTTAATATGAGAAGAACAATTATTAGAAATTTAGATAATATTTTTAATATTGATATTACAAAATATGGTGTTCCTTTAGATTTAGAGTTTTATGTAAAAACATGGAAAAAAATATAAAATTATGCCCCTACCAAAAAATATAGTTAAACCAACCTTACCACTAGTTCCTCGAAAAGAGTTGTCCGCTCGTAGACAAGAACTATTGCAATATATCAAAGAAGATGGGACTTATTTACCCAAATCGGTATTGCATGCGGATTTAGATAGAGGTATGTTGGATTTCGTTAAAAATGAATTGAAGGTTGTTACCGCAGGAGAAATAGTTCCAATGGTAGATATTATCATTACTACTCAAAACTGGTCTCAATATGTTGAAACTTATAAATTCATAGACTTAGATTATAACCCAGACCCACCATATATTACAGTCGTTAGAAGTCCTGAAGTTAAATATGGTTCAAACCCTGCGTTGATTTACAATATACCGAATAGAAAACAATTTTATTATGCGTCTGTCCCGACTTGGAATGGTAATGAACAAGGTATGGATATCTATACAATACCACAACCTGTCCCTGTCGATATCAAATATAATGTTAAAATCGTTTGTAATAGAATGAGGGAATTAAATCAATTAAATAAAATTGTAATGCAAACATTTGCATCACGACAAGCATACACCTTTATTAAGGGTCAATATGTTCCAATTATTTTAGATAATGTTTCAGACGAATCTCAAATGACCATAGATGCAAGAAAATATTATGTTCAGAATTATGATTTCACAATGTTAGGATATCTGATTGATGAGGAAGAATTTGAGGTAAAACCGGCAATCCAAAGAATAACTCAACTTTTTGAAATAGACACCACAACAAGAAGACCAAGAAGAAATAAATACCCGGAAAACCCTGATGAGTTTAATTTTCAGTTTTTATTTGTAACCGGTAATACAACCTTGGCAGATAGGATTGATTTTAGGGCGAATATGTCATTTTTAAGTTCAGATAATGTAGACACCTTTGATGTGTATATAAATAACAATTATTATGGTAGTGATACTCAAATAATACAAATCACAACTAACGATATTTTAAGAATTGAAGTAACTAAAATTAATAATAATCAAGAAGCTTTAATTATTTTTGATAACAAGTTAGTTTAATCTTCCCCATAGATATCTTTCTTCTCTTTACACTTCTCAATTATTAAATTTTCCAAAAATTTATAAATTTTTATTCCCCTCTTATCACAATACTTTTTCAGTATATTATGTGATTCGGGGGATATTTTAATGTTCTTAATTACTTTCTTGGGTTTCATGGTGAGAAAAAAGGCAGAATTAATTCCTACCATTTATAAATAGTTACTCAAAAGTAAAGTTTTTTGATAAAATATGGAATATTTATCTATAAAATAAATCTGTAATAGAATTAATAAATAATGGCAACAGCACAAGCAAACCAAAAAGTATTCGTATCTCCGGGTGTATATACATCTGAAACGGACTTATCTTTCGTAGCCCAAAGTGTAGGGGTAACTACATTAGGTCTTGTTGGAGAAACAATTAAAGGACCGGCATTTGAACCGGTATTCATAACTAATTATGATGAGTTCCAAGCGTTTTTCGGTGGAGCGGAACCAACCAAATTCATCAACACTCAAATACCTAAATATGAGGCGGCATATATTGCTAAATCTTATTTACAACAATCAAATCAATTATTTGTAACAAGAGTTCTTGGTTTATCAGGATATGATGCGGGACCTTCTTGGTCACTTAATGTTACTGCAAATGTTGACCCTACAACTATTGGAAACCCTTCAACAGGAACCTCTTTCACCTCAACATTCACAGGTAATTCAACATTAGGGGTTGTTGAATTTATTTCAGGATCATTACCTACACAAGTTACTGCAAACTTAAATGTACAATATAGACAACAAGATGGAAGTACATCAACATTACAAGATGATTTCAACTCATATCTAACTTCAATAATGCTTTTACCTTCAACTTCAGCAACCACTGCAGTAATTTATGGGGCAATACCTGAATCAGTTTATTTTAATATTACAGGTCAGTATTCCACAGTTGAGAATCAATATGAGTGTATTAACGACTTCGCAGATAATGATTTATCAGATGATTCGAACGATGTATGGTATTATGCTAATTTTGAATTTGAAGATAACGATTCTTTAACCGGTAATTATACGGGTTACTCGTTCTATTATGTTGTTTCTACTTTGGCTTCAGGGGCCACAAACACATTTACAGGAACAGTTACCGGTAATTCTTACACATTTACAGGTACCGCTTATGAAGAGTTTAATAATATGGTTGTAGGTACTATTCGTTCGAGAGGTATATCACTTTACACTAATAGTAGTACTAGTGAAAATCACGGACCTGTTTATCAAGTAAATGGTCTCACAGATTTACAATTAGTTTGTTCCGGACAATATTCAGGAATAACTAAATCCCCATTTGCAACTTTTTTGTTATCGGGAGTTACTAATGATAATGATGTTTTCACTTTTGAAACTTCTTTACTTTCATCTTCCTCAAAATATATAACTAAAGTATTAGGTGTTGATAATTTTGGTAAATCAAGATTTGAAGTTCCAATTTATGTTGAGGAGGCATATCAAGGATCTTTAAATTACGCATATAATCAAGGGTATATTAGAGGTCTCTCTTGTGATTTGATTGCGTTACCGGGAGCAAGAAGTCAGAACACATCATCAATTGCATATAATTTGGAGAGATATCAATCACCTGAAACCCCTTATTTAGTTTCAGAGTTGAGAGGTAATAAGGTATATAATTTGTTTAAATTTATATCAATCTCTGATGGGGATGATGCAAACTTTGAAGTTAAAGTATCAATTGCAAATCTCTCTTTTAATAGTATGTCTTTTGATGTATTAGTAAGAAACTTCTTTGACACTGATGCAAATCCCGTTGTAATTGAGAAATTTACAAATTGTAATATGGACCCAGCATCAAATAACTTTATTGCAAAAAAAATAGGTTCGTCAAATGGTGAATTCGCTCTCATATCTAAATATGTAATGGTTGAGATGTCAGATGAAGCTCCTATAGACGCGTTACCTTGTGGGTTTTATGGGTACACCCAAAGAGAATATCAAGATTATAACATTTATCCATCACCTTATCCTAAATTTAAAACAAAATATTATTTTCCAGGTGAGGTAATCGCTAATCCACCATTCGGTTCGGCCGCTAATGGAGCCCCCGTGGAATCTGGAGGAGATGTTGTTAGAAGAAGTTACTTAGGATTTTCATCTCAGTTTGGAATTGATGAGTCGTTTTTAACTTATAAAGGTAAACAAACACCTTCAAATTGGATACAATCACCTAGTGAAGTCGACGCTCAACGTTGGAATGTCCTAAGTAAAGGTTTCCATATGGATTCAGGTGCAACTGTTGTTACAATTGCAAACACTTCTATGTCAAGCGGAGACACGGCGTTTGAGTGTGGTGTTGCGGAATTTAGAGAAGACCCTGGAACACAAGAAAATCCTTATTACTTCATTTTCTCAAGAAAATATACTGTATGTTTTGCGGGAGGTTTTGACGGATGGGACATATATAGAGAATATAGAACAAATGAAGATAGATTCCAATTAGGTGCGTCAGGTTTCTTAGCAGGAGCTTACCCTAGTACAAGATACCCTACCGCAACAGGTGACGGATTATTCAAACGAATTGTTGTTCAGAACAATACTCAAGATTTTGCAAATACTGATTATTACGCTTATTTACTTGGTATTTTAACATTTGCAAATCCGGAGTCAACAAATATTAATATTTTTGCAACAACGGCGATTGATTATGTTAATAACTCAAATCTTGTAGAAGAAGCAATAGACATGGTTCAATTCTCAAGAGCGGATTCAATATATATTGCAACGACACCTGATTATAAGATGTATACACCGGATTCAACAAATCCTCAAGACATCATCTATCCTCAAGAAGCGGTCGACAACTTAGATAATACAGGAATTGATTCTAACTACACAGCAACTTACTATCCTTGGATATTAGTTCGTGATACGGTTAATAACACTCAAATTTATTTACCACCAACAGGTGAAGTTTGTAGAAACTTAGCATTGACTGATAATATTTCATTCCCTTGGTTTGCATCAGCGGGTTACACAAGAGGTCTTGTGAATTCAATCAAAGCTAGACAAAAACTTACACAGACAGATAGAGACACATTGTATCAAGGTAGAATTAACCCTATAGCAACTTACTCTGACATTGGAACCGTAATTTGGGGTAACAAAACTTTACAAGTCGCAGATTCGGCACTTAATAGATTGAATGTAAGAAGATTATTACTCCAAGCTCGTAAGTTGATTTCAGCAGTAGCTGTAAGATTATTATTCGAACAAAACGACCAAATCGTTAGACAACAATTCTTAGATAGTGTTAACCCTATTTTAGATTCAATCAGAAGAGATAGAGGTCTTTACGATTTCCGTGTAACAGTATCTTCAACACCTGAAGATTTAGACTCTAACAGATTAGTTGGTAAAATTTACATAAAACCTACGAGATCTCTTGAGTTCATCGATATTGAGTTTTTCATCACACCAACAGGAGCATCGTTTGAAAATATCTAAAAATAATAAATTTAATGGGGGTATGAAAGTATCCCCTTTAAATGTCAAATATGAAAAAACAGATTAAAGAAGGATTTAATCCCGAGGGAACACCAGATATGAAATATTATGCCTTTGATTGGGATGATAATATTGTTCATATGCCGACTAAAATTATGTTAAAAACTGAAGATGGTGAGGAAATTGGTATGAGCACAGATGACTTTGCGGAGTATCGACATGATTTAGGTAAAATTCCCATACAATACAAAGGAAATGTGGTTGTTGGATATGCCGACGAACCATTTAGGAATTTTAGAACGAAAGGTGATAAAGATTTTTTAGTTGACTCTATGATAGCTAAAGAAGGTCCAGCGTTTGACGATTTCAGAGAAGCAATAAATAATGGGTCAATTTTTGCAATTATAACGGCTAGAGGTCATAATCCTGAAACATTAAAACAATCGATATATAATTACATTATAAGTGGTTTCAATGGTATAGATAAAGACACATTAATTAAAAATTTAAAAAAATATAGGTCGTTTGTTAATGAAGATGAAATGAGTGACGACGAATTAATTAAATCGTATTTAGAGTTAAATAAGTATCACCCTGTTAGTTTTGGTAATGAAGAAGGAGTGTCAAATCCTGAAGAATTAAAAGTTAAAGCTATGGAAGATTTTGTATCATATATAAAAGGAATGTCTGGAATTATAAATAAAAGGGCATTTATTAAAAATGATATTTCAAATAATTTTATACCAAAAGAACCGGTTATAGGATTTTCAGATGATGATATAAAAAACGTAGAAGCTATGAGTAAACATTTTAAAGATAAACCAGATAATATAGTTAAGACTTATTCTACGGCTGGAGGCATTAAAAAGTTATATAACTAGAGAATAATTTCTTAAAAAAAAAAGTAAATATAAAAATTTTTAATCAAGAGTATATTTATAAAATATAAACACAAAAAAAAACAAAATTGAAATAACATGGCTGATTTATTAATGAAAATGCCCATACCTTATGAACCAAAAAGACAGAACCGGTTTATTTTAAGGTTTCCATCCAGTTTAGGGATAAATGAATGGTTTGTTGAAAGTACATCAAGACCAACTATAAAGATTGGTTCAACTGAAATCCAATTTTTAAATACATCGACATTTGTTGCTGGTAGATTTAATTGGGACCCAATTACGGTTAAATTCCGTGACCCAATCGGTCCTTCGGC